TCACTCTTTTGTTCTTCAGTTAATTTATCATCCAAATCTTTGATTGACTTTTCCGTTTGGAAGATTGTACCGTCAGCTCTGTTTAGAACTTCAGCATCTTCTCTGAGTTTTTTGTCTTGTTCAGCATTTAACTCAGCTTCTTGTTTCATTTTCTCAATCTCTTCTTTTGATAAACCTGATGATGCTTCAATACGAATTGTTTGTTGTTTGTTTGTACCCTTATCAACTGCAGATACATTAATAATACCATTCGCATCAATATCAAACGTAACCTCAATTTGTGGAACACCTCTCATTGCCGGTGGAAGACCGTCTAAATTGAACTTACCAATAGTTTTATTATCTCTTGCCATTGCTCGTTCACCCTGAAGTACGTGGATCTCAACTGTTGGTTGATTATCCACTGCCGTTGAGAACACCTGAGATTTTTTAGTTGGAATTGTGGTATTAGCGTCAATTAATTTAGTCATAACTCCACCCATAGTTTCAATACCTAAAGATAAAGGTGTTACATCTAACAATAAGACATCTTTAACATCACCAGCAAGTACACCCCCTTGAATTGCCGCACCTAATGCAACTACCTCATCAGGGTTAACACCTTTAGATGGTTCCTTACCAAAGAATTGTTTAACCGCCTCTTGGATCGCCGGAATTCTTGTTGTACCACCAACCAAAATAATTTCATCAACGTCAGATACCTCCATCTTAGCGTTTTTCAAGGCTGACTTACAAGGTTCAATAGTTCGTTTGATTAACGAATCAGCCAATTGTTCAAACTTAGATCTTGATAAAGTTCTAACCAAGTGTTTTGGCATCCCATCTACCGGCATCAAATACGGTAAATTAATTTCTGTTGATGAGGTTGAGGATAATTCAACTTTTGCTTTTTCAGCGGCTTCTCGTAAACGCTGTAACGCCATCGGATCTTTGGTCACATCAATTCCATTCTCATCTTTGAATTCATTTGCCAACCATTCAATAAAGTCATCACCACCTAAATGAGTATCCCCATCAGTAGACAATACTTCAAATACACCATCACCTAATTCAAGGATAGACACATCGTGTGTACCACCACCACAGTCAAAAACAACCACTACCATATCTTTAGACATTTTATCTAAACCATACGCCAATGCCGCTGCTGTTGGTTCATTAATGATACGTTTTACTTCCAAACCTGCAATCTCACCCGCTTCTTTGGTTGCTTGTCGTTGAGCATCATTAAAATATGCTGGTACCGTAATAACCGCCTCAGTAACCGTCTCACCCAAATAATCCTCAGCAGTTTGTTTCATTTTTTGTAAAACCATTGCAGAAAGTTCCTGTGGAGAATACTGTCGTTTATCAATGTCTACTCTTGGTGATCCACCATCTCCTTTTACAACTTTATAAGGAACTTTTTTTACCTCATTTTTGGATTCAGTAAAACTTGTTCCCATAAATCGTTTAATTGAATGTACGGTTTTTTCAGGATTAGTTACCGCTTGTCGTTTAGCCGGATCCCCAATCTTTCTTTCACCATCTTTAATGAATCCAATTACAGATGGTGTTGTTCGTTTACCTTCGTTATTTGTGATAACTACCGGTTCATTCCCTTCCATAACGGCTACACAAGAGTTTGTTGTACCTAAGTCAATTCCAATTATTTTTCCCATTTTTAATTTTTAGTTTTTATTTTTTATTTATTATTACTTTTCAGTCGTGCCAAGTTTCCCAAAAAATGTTCCACTCATAAAAAACTGACATTTTGTCAGTTTACCAACTATCAACGTCTGTCAAATCTAATTCTGTGTCAGCCAATTCACTATACACTACGACAATTTGTCCTATACCACTACTTGAGAATGTATATTCGTAGTTTCCATAACTCCCATAGATTGCCTTTATGTGGCTCTGCCATTCCTCTAACTTTTTAACTTGATTTTCATCAAGAGTAAAAGTTTTAGTTTTACCTTGTTTAGGTGGAGGTGGTGGCATTTCACGATCTGTTACTTCACCATTAATCCTCAAATACATTTTATTTATACGTTCTTGAGCATCATTCATAACTTACTATTTTTCAATAAACATATTTGTATTCGCAATTGGGGCTCTGAATGTTGGTATTTTTTTCCCATCATAATCCTCAACATATACTTCATAGTGTTGTTCCATAACTTTTACCGTTGGAACATTGTCTTGGGTATAAATTGTATCCCCATGAGAGTTAACTACTTTAACTTCTCTTTTTGTTGTGTTAAATGTTAATGTTTGCATATTATTTTATTTTATTATTATCCCTGTTGTTCTTGTTGTTCTAAACCTGGCAATATGTCTGATATCATATCCATAATTTTTTCTTGGGCGGAATATTCCGCTTCTTTTTCCTCCATTATTTCTGCCAACATTTCTATTCTTTCTCGAGCCGGCATTGGAATTATTCGTCGGTTAAATCTTGGTAATTCTTCATTCACTGCCATTGTTTCCTCTATGTGATTCATTGGAAGTAATTCTTCCTCCATAGGAACTAATTTTAATTCATAGTTACTTTTTTCCTCATCACTAAATAAATCTGAATTAACACCGTATTTTTCTATGTTCATCAAATCCATTAATATAACTAATTTTTCATATGGTAATCCAATGTGAAAAGAGTCAATAGATTGATCAACCTCATTATAAATGTGAACTCTACCAGGTTCATTTTTTTCCGAATGACACCCAAATTTTCTACCTGTTTGTTTATTAATTAGATAAATCAAAACACCATTTTTAGAATATCTATAAAAATATTCAGGATCATTTTTCATTGATGTACACCATTTTGTTCCGGCACCATATTTTAAAGATGCCTCAAAAGATAATGGTTTAAGCATCATAATTTCATCGTCTTCATAAACAACAGAGATTTCTTTTCTAGATTTCTTTAATAATTCTTTTGTTCTAGCGACCGACAATTGATTTGTAATATCTTCAAAATTTTCGTATTTAGATATGTCATTTTGATCTACCAAACCTTTATCCAAAGCTTCATTAAATTCCACTAAAGTTTCAATATTTTCCGCACTAAATTGATCTATAACCCAAGATAATAATAATTTTTCAATACCACTTACATCACTCATCTTATTATTAACATATTTATATCTTGAACTATAAATACCATTCTCTTGAATGACTTCTTTTTCAAATTTAGATATTCTTTTTTTAAAAACTTTTACCATAAATGGTGTTAGTTTATTTGTTTTACTTGGATCAAGTTTAGATATTAAACGGACCAAATTTAAATCCAAACTAGGATTTTCCTGAATTAAATGTTTTATTCCCATACTATAAAGGTAATTTATTTGTTATTTTTTTTATTATTTCTTCATCTTCTTGTGTTAACTGATAATAAGAATTCCATATTCTAAGGAGATTATCTCTTAATTCTTTTTCCCCCGGAGATTCTCGGTCACCTCTAACCACTTTACGTATTTCAGGATTTGGGTGTGATTCCAAAATCCCATCTTCGTGTAACCATTCAGCCATATCTCTTTTATCATTACGGCTCATTTCATTATAGACCTCATCTAGATCAACGTCAATTCTAACCCAACTCATTTGTTATTTTTTTAAATATAAATAAAAAAAGTGATCCCATCAAGTTAATTCCCTTGAATGTTATTATTAAACACATACTTATCTTGCTCTTCTTTTGACCATGGACCTGAATATAACGTCTCAACTTCTTCTAACCCTAAACATTGGAAATGAGTTGTTTGTCTTAAATTATCCTCATAGGTTCCATCAACTTCAACATCAAATCCCGCAAAACGAATTTCAGTTAAACCATAATCATAATTCTTTTGGATCCCGTGACCATAAATCTCACCATAGATAATAAAACCTGATCCAATTTCATTTGGATAATAAGTATCTTTAACGTGATCCCAAAGTTTTTTACGAATGTTATATTTTTCCGCCACTGTTTTCCATACGTCTGTCGCATAAAAACCTTGAGAGTCGGATCCCTTCTCAACATTGTGAGATCCATAAACATATTCATATCCAACCCATTGATTACCAAACCACCCTTTAATTTTATCAAGGATTGAGAGTTTTTTCTTTCTTACAATCCCATAACGAGCGTTGGTTCCGTGAAGTTTTCTTGTTATAACAACTTCATCTTCCTCATTAAACATTTCAGGTGCGTTCTTTAAATTAGGGAACTTGTAGTAAATATGGAAGTTCGGGTTTTGATGATATTTAAATTTTCTTCCACCAACATTCATCTCAACCATTTTGACCGGTGGTTCGTATTTGGTAATGCCTAACAGTTCCATTAAATCTTCTCCTTCTGTAAGAGTGGGGAATTTCCTTAAAAGAAAAATATTCTTACTAATTATTAAACATTCAGAGTAAACTCCACGAAGTTTTACGGTTCTAACTCGCTGACCTTTACGAAGGTAACCAGTTACGCCCATAAGGTCTGATAACTCTTGTGGGATCACAGCATCGGTTGTTGCAATAACAACCTTATCTCCAACCTTATATTCTCCTTTCTTAGTGATTGCTTGCCACCCACTAACTAATACAACTTCTATGTTGTCAGCCCCTTCTATTGGTACGATTTCACCAATACGACCAACATAACATACACTATTCAAATTTTCCATTTCTTATATTTTTTTTAATATTAAACAACCATTTTCATCAAGTTTTGGTTTATCTAAATAGTGACCTTGAGATATCCCCATTGTAGGGTCAAAAATAAATTCCTTTTCTTCATCAATCTCAACCTCAACATCCCATTCAGTTTGTTGTAGTGATTGGATGTGTTCACCTAATGTTTCTTTATGTGTTTGAAATATTAGTGCTTTATTCCAACAATTCATCATATCTTCAAGAGTAAACTTCTTATCACCTATTAACTCAAGTGCTTTTTGGAAACCTTCTTTATACATATCTAACCAATACCCTGAATCATTTGAAGGATGGAATGGGTATTTACTGTAAAGTAATTCATTAGCCAACTCATCCAAATCATAACCACGGTCAATTGCTTCACAGTTTTTAAGAGATATCCTTTGAAGTTTTATTCCCCTACTAGTTGCAGCATATTCTACTTCAGTAGGAACTGGAAATAGAGTAGTTGCTATGGTATGTCCGTTTTCATTTTTCAAGTGATAGTTTACAATCAACTCTTGTTTTGTCTTAATCAATTTTGCTTTCATCTTATACTTTTTCAAATTCTTCTTTAACTAACTCCATCTCTTCTATTACTCTTTCAAGTTCTTTGGAGACCATTTCTTTAATAATGTTTTTATTATAAAAACTTAATTCATCTTTTCTTGGGAATGGTCCTGAATGTGTAAATCCAACCGTCACCCCCAAACTACAACTTTTAAGAGCGGATTCCAATTTATACTTCTGTCTTTCCAACCTATCAAGGTTTTCTTTTACCTTTTTCGCTTGTTCAAGTTTTTCTAATTCCATTATTTATCTTTTTCTGTTTAAATCGTCTATCGTATCATCCATCTTATTAAAGATATAACTAACCCAAACGATAATTAAAATTACCACTAAAATTATTTTCACTATACCGTATGTTCTATTTGTACTCTAACACAATTCTGTGGTAAACGATTGATGTGTCGGTAGTTGTTGATGTAACCCATCATGTTAGCAGCTCCAATAGCGTTTGCGGAGTGAACCACAACATCAACAATTGGTTTACCGTCCATCCACTGATTCACTAACCATTTAGTGCAATCCATACCGGTCTTTTCAGTAATATTATCGTAATTGATTTCATAGTTTCTTACAACACCATGTAACCACTCTTTCATTGCACTATCACCCAAGTCATGGTCCAAAGAAATGAGTTCAATATTTTCTAAACCAATTGAGTTTATCTTTTGTACGAACTCGTCGTAAGAACGAACAACAGTCCACTCAGGAACTCCATCAACCCATTCGTTGTTGGAACTCACAGGAGTTCTTATACGAATACCTTGATTTTATCACCGGTTAATTCTGTATTACTTTTTGCTTCCATATCTATATAGGTTCCAAATTTAGTTTTTATTTCTTTCATTTTAATATTTCAAAAAATATAATGGTTATTAATGAACCAATCAAGTAACCAAAACCTGAACATAATGCAAGTTTTAATCTTTCTTTCCATGTTTTTGAGTCGACCATATATCCAACAAACGGAAGTCCCAAAAATGGCCCAATGAACGCAAAAAATAACATTCCAAGATAATTCTTATCAGATACCACACTGATATAAAAAGTACTTCCCATCTCAAGAATACCAGCACTAAAAAAAACAATAAGATATTTTTTATTATCTACTTTTTTTACTTCCATAACATTCAAGTTTCTTATCCGTCACATTCCATAAATCTTTAACACCATCTGTCATATGACAATTGTGACGTTTACCAGTTCTACGACCGAACTCAACAATCATATCATTGTGCCGATTTTTAATAAAATGAGGACATTCCTTACATGGTTTTTTCATATAAGAACAAAGATAATAAAAAAATTTTGATTAATTTACTTTAAAAAAGAAAATTTTGTAAGTATTGGTCTTTTTCCGTATTTTTTTTCCATTAACTTCTGATGAAGTTCCCAATTAATTATGGATTCATTAACCGGATCATCATCTTTTGCCATAGCATAAAGTTTACCAATTTTTTTCAACATTTTTGTTGCAATGTAATTATATTTTTCACATTCATCCTGAAAAAATTTTAAAGGGTCATTCTCATATTTAATAATACTATTTATAATTTTTCTTCTCACTTTGTCAACATTTTCTTCATCGTCATCATCTTTCATAAATGAAGGTACGTGACCCATCATTTGTTTGAAAAGGTCTTTTAACATATCTACCTTATTACTAACCATTTTGTCAAATGTCTCTACCTTTATATTTGCAAGATTGACAAACACAAGCTCTAATACTCTTTTAATTTTTTCTTGATCTGTCATTTCATCCGTATCTTCTCCAATATGATCAAGTAATGCATCTACTCTGTCCATCCTTTCATATAAACCTTCAATAAGTTTTTCATATGTGAAATTTTTTATTTCAACTAATTCTTTATAAACTCTATTGTTTTCTAAAAATTCTCTAAACTGAGATTTTGTAATATTTTCACTTTTAAGTTTAGAAGCAATTTCAGTTGGTCTCACTAAATTTTCCGCAATAGAAATATAATACATATACCTGAAAAACTTTTGATCTATTACAGGTATCCCAAACGTTGAGATTTTTTGTGTTGCAGTATATTTTACATCCCGACCAATTAAATCAATTTGTTTCGCCTGCTTATCGTACTTATGTTTTATTTCGTGAGCCAATGAAGCTATATGCTCATTTTTTTCTCTCATTAAAGTTTCGTACAACTGATTAGGTTCCCAAGATGATGATACCGCATATGTTATTGATAAAGAAGCATTCGTTGATGGTTTAATTTTCTTCATCATAATTTTTCTATCAAACATAAATGTCTGAGCCATCCCCATCGATAAAATATCTGGTTCACCATCATATTCATCAAATTCTTTTACGTTAACTGTTAATTCATAATGATCAATAACTATTTTTTTATTATAACCTAACTCAATGTCTAAATCACCATCAAAATTATATTCTTCTTGTTTGGTATTAATTGATTGAATATCTTTAGATACTATCTCAAATAATTTTTCGGCAGCATCAAGAATGTTATCAGGAACACCTAACGCTTCATTAATAATTTTACACTGACTTTCTGTTATAATAATTTTCATATTAATAAATATATTGGGGTTATTAAATTATCCAATAACCCCAACTAAATCATCTAAATGGTGATCACCTTCCATTTCAGGAACAATTTTTCTTTTATCCATCATATGTACAATTTCAGTTATACTATATGGATATAGATTGTTACCATCAACGCCAACATCTAATCTTTTACCCTTACCCCATTTTCTACTTGCAGGTAAGTGAACGTGACCATGAAGATGTATAACACCTTTATTAAGACCATTCCAACTTTCAAACGGATAATGTGTCATAACAAAATCAGCACCATCTATGTGGACTTGGAGGTAATCACTTACAGATAAAAACATATCTCTTATGTTTTCTCTATTATTTCTTATATGTTGATCATGATTACCCATCACTAAATGAATATTCTTACACACCAATCGATCCAAGAAAATCCTAATACTTTCAAAACCACCGAATGCAACATCACCCAACATAATTAATGTGTCGTTTTGTCCAACTTTTGAATTTATGTTATCCACTAAAACATTATTCATTAGATCTATTGTATGAAAATCTCTTGTATTATTAAGAGGAATCTCACCATCTTGGGTTCTCCAATTTGTTACACCTCTACAAATATTTTTATGGTTATAATGCGGATCCGATGTAACCCACACTCTACCTGTTGTTAATATTTTATCAAATTTCATATTCTTTTTATTTAAGGTAAATCAATTGATTCATCTGACGTATACATATATTCTCTTAGATACTTTTCAAAATCAACATAATCGGGAGAACTGTAAGTTCTATATACATCATTATGGGAATCAGTATTTATGTAACCCATATAACCTCCGGTCAAATTTAGTGGACCCGTACTATTGCTGTTTAATAAATTTCTCACTCTATCAAGAATGTTATCCGAACCCAAATTATGTGGGATAATCTTATTATTATCCGGTAGTAAATCCCATATTGATTCTTCTTTTTGTAATTCAGGTATTACCACTGACCATATTTCCTGAGGTATATTTAATAATAATGGACTTGTCTCACTATCATCAGACAACCACGCCTTTAAATCTTTATTATCCGTTTTATCTCTAGAGATCGCATATTTAACATCCGTACTTCTATTGATCACATAAATAATTTTATAATTCTCAACATAGTTATTCCAATATTTTTCTTCAGTTATACACCATTTAGTATTTGCACCATATAACTTTGCCGCCTCATAACTTAATGGTATCATAACTAACCATTCCCCATATTCAAGTAATTTTTTGGTTTGTTTTTCCAACTCTTTTAATCTGACAATTTCTTTAGCCTTATTAACCTCATTTTTTAAAGTCCTAAAGTCGGTATGTTGACTAATATCGTTTTTCTCAATTCTTTTTGCCTTACAATGTATTTCAAACTCATTTAAAGTTTCAACATTTTCTTCACCAAAAAAATCAACCCCAATACCATATCGTATGTCAATATTATCATACCACGTTTTTAATTTTTTAATTAAAAACTCAGAATATTTATACGTATCGGTAGGATCTATCATACCAATAAGATCTATAATGGTAATGTTTAATTCAGGATGTTGTTCTTTTAATCTATCTAATCTACTCATAACTACAAATTTATTTCAAAACGATTTCTCATCGAGGTTAATGTTTCTTCGGGTACATTGTGCTCGTTAACACCTCCGTGTCTATTTTCCACAATTATAGAAAAAACTTTATATTCAAAATATTCCGCCATTTCAAAATATGGTTTCATTTCCCATTCTTGAGTGAATGTGTTTGAAACAACAATTACATTATTTAATAACGCAGTATGATTTAATAACATTGCAGTATAAACACTATCTTGACACCATTTATGGGCTTCTTTAATTTTAGATATATCAAATTTATATTCCCCATCTTTCATAAAAAACATATCAGTTTCAAAATGAGTACCACCTAAAGATTTAGCAAATGTGGATTTACCAGATCCTGGAATTCCACGAACTATATACAATATTTTTTCCATATCACAAAGATATGAATTTTTTTTTCAATAAACAACTATTTATTGTTATGAAAATCATTTTAACTGAGTCACAATATGAACACTTAATAAGTGAAGGATTTAATTTTGATCTTGAATATAAAAGGTTATACCCAAAAATATTTAGACAGATTTGTTTAAGATATGCAAACGGAGACAAAGAAAAAGCAAATGATTTTTGTCAATTAGGTTTTATAAAGGTTCACCAAAAAATGGGAATGTATGACGGTTCAGGTAGCCTTGAAGGTTGGATTCAACGTATTATAAAAAATACAATTATTGATGAATTAAGAAAAGAAAAAAGATCTCCAAAAAGAAAAGATGTTGATTTCGGTCGTGAAGATTTAGGTCTTGAGGATATGCCAAATGAAGAACCTATGTTTTCTATGTCCGATATTAAAGATGCTATGGAAACTTTATCACCATCATATAAAAGAATTTTTAATATGTATTATTTTGAAGATATGTCTCACCAAGAAATTGCAGATGAATTAGGAATTAGCGATGGTACATCAAAATCAAATTTATTTAAAGCAAAAGCCAACGTTAAATCTTATTTGGAAAAGTTAAATAAAAAAAGGGAAGGTTAACCCCTCCCTTTAAAGGTCGACAATGAATTGTCCGACTCCACCACCTTGTTTTACTAAACAAGGAAAATTAACTAAAGTTTGTTGAATCCGATATTCTTAATCCATCCACACAACGTTCAGGTTTACTCCAATAAGTTCTACGTTCAGGATATTCCAAACTGTATGACTCAATATCATAACCATCTTCCTTACCCCAAGAAAGAGCCATATCAATGAATTTTTCCTGATTCATCTCATTTCCGTATTCATCCACAATACGTCCTGATCTAATGAATTTAAATAGAGATTCTTTATCCTTAAAATACTTATCATCATTAAAATTCCAAAGGAACTTCCACCCCATACTACGTTTACCTAAATGAACCTTTACACTATCACTAAACTCATCCCAAGGTGTCCAATCCTCAAATACTTCTGGGTTTTCTATCGCAAAATTACTATTAACCGATGATGGAGATAACTCCATTCGTCTAACTCTAGCCATAAGACGATTACGTCTTGTTTCTAACTCATTAACAGATGGTATTCTATAAAAATTTGTTCCCATGTTTATAATCTTTCAATCCAAAGGTAGTAGTTCGGAGGATTAACCACACCTATTGAAATATCCGTAAATTTTCCTCCGATTATATATCCCATTTCTAAATTGACCTTATTCACATTACCAGTCAAATATCCAAAGATTGTGTAATTCAAAGTTAAAGAATATACAGTCCCGACTGAATTAAACCCATAGTTATATGGACCAATTGAATTATACTTATATACACTCTTTGTAATAAACTTGATAGTGTCAGGTGGAAGCATTTCAGATGGTAATCCCATTTCACCAATACGATATTGTTTAATTACCCAAGTTTGTCCCGCCAAAGAATATGTACTATCCTGTGGATTTGGATTAGTGGGAACTGGTGGTTGATACACTCCTGGTTCAATTACTTGTTTCTCACAGGATATCATTCCTAACACTAATACTAATAAAAAAAATATTCTTTTCATAATTTATTTTGTTACTAACGATTCAATTTTACTTTTAATTTGTTCAGTCATTAAAATATCACTTTCGTTACTAATAATTACCGAGTTAACTAATATTTTATTTGGGATGTGAACCAAAAATGTATTACCATTATAAAAACTTAAGTTATGACCCAATTCAATCGCCCCGTGAATCATCTTAACGAATAATTTGAATTGAATCTGATCCATAAACGTCTCATCAATCAGCACTCCCATATTCTCATTGATGACTTTTAACGTATATCCTGTAATTGTTGGCTTTGACATATTCTATAATTTTAGACAAAGATAGTAAACTATTTTAATATAACAAATTTTTATAATAGAAAATTATCTTCGTGTGTAAATCCTGATGAATCAATTTGTGGTCCATTATCAATTAAAACTTCAACTTTTATTTCACCATCAATAAATCTTGAAACCGAACAAAACTCAATTTCAACATCTTCTTGAATACTTTGTTTAAGTTCATTATATTGATCCTCATTTTCTAATGATCCACATTGTGTTGCCGGTGAATGATAAACTTTTATTCTATATGAACCGTATGGATTTTCTAACGTATTGGTATCCCAAATTAAATTTTCAAAATCATAATTTTCAGAACCATCTTTAGTTAAAAATTTACCATCACTATCTCTTTTCCAAACCTGTGAATGATGGAATCCACAATTATTACAGATCACATATTCTTCACCTGTTTTATAATAAAAATCAGAAAATGCCTCTTGTTTGCAATTTGGACATTCTAAATAATCAATTACGCTTCCCATATTATTTTGTTATTATATATTTTTTACCTTGCTTTTCCAACTTACCAACATAGTCGTTTTTGTAATCAATTCCTGACCAAAAACCACTACCATCACTCCAAAGACCACGTTTATTATTTTTATAAACTTCTTCACCAAATGTGATATAATCAGGTTGATCGTGATCAACCAAACAACTCGCTCTTGTCATTTCTCGTTTTTCTGTTGGTGTGTAATTACCAGACCAATCTTGTTTACATAAGAAAGTCGCTTCTCCAACAATAACTTCTTGTCCATCAAGAGTTGCCTTCTTATCTAATTTTTTCTTGTATGTGTATATGTAAGATCCCATATTTAAAAATTTTATCCCCCCAATTAAGGGGGGAAGATTAATTAATTTTGAGTAAACGCTTTATCAGCCCAAGTTTTTGCACCCATTCGGGTCCAAATATTCATATCACACATATCAGGAAATGATTCTCTCATTGTTCCTACTGTCAACACATCCAAAAATCCTTTGTCTATGGAATACCATTTACCACCTTTAGTTGTATAAACATTCATCCAATGACCAAACTCATTTTTCATTTGGATGTTAATCAATACGTTTTTTTTATATCCACGAATAACACTAGAAGGTGTCCCTTTAGTGTCGTGAATATTAATAAAACCCGCTCTACATTTTCCCGCTATACGGAATTCATATTCTTTATTAATATCTTTAAGGTGATTGGACACTTGGACCGTAGTTACCTTATTTTTAACGATTGTTTTAAAGGATCCATAGAATACGTCACCTGACATTGTTCCTTCATTAACTGAGATAATTGTGTTGGTTTTTGTAGTTGTCATAACTGTTTATGTTTTTAATTACAATACAAAGGTAATGCTTTTTTTTAAACTGCCAAACAAAAACAAAAAATCCCACAACTTTTTTTTAAAAAAATTATGGGATTATGTTTTGATTAACCATTAAATAACTGAGAAGGGGGATTTTGGTTGTTTTTTGTATGATATAAATATATTATTGTTTACCAAAATTCAATTTTATTTTAAATTTTTTACAATAATTTTGTAAAATTCATCATTTTTTTTGTCTAAAGGTAAATTATCAATACTAAAATAACCACATTCACTATGTTCACCACCATCTTTGGCATTTTCTAAATCAGGATAGATCTCCTCATCAACCTCTAAAGAATATACATACATAAATCCTTTTAAATAGGTTCCATCTTTATTAAAACGATCAATAAACCCAACTAAATCTAAATTACCATTAACTTTAAGATTTGTTTCCTCATAAAACTCTCTACGAGCCGCCTCTTCAGGACTTTCCCCTTCTTCTATCCCTCCACCGGGTATTGACCAAACTCCAGGTAAAGTATTATCATTACTTCTTTTACATAACAATACCTTATCATTACATTTAACCAATATACCGGAAAATCTTTTGTTTTTCTTCATACCTTCTATATTTATAAATATGGAAATAATAATAAACAATAATCTCTTTAATGTCAAATCTGCAATTACAGATAAAGACATTCAAGAAGGAATGAAAGGTAAAAAATTTGACGATACTTTTAACGGAATGTTATTCATAATGAACGAAGGGTACCATTCCTTTTGGATGAAGGATTGTTTAATCTCTTTGGATATCATTTATATATCAGACGGTAAAATTCAAAAAATTTACAGTGACTGTCCTCCATGTAGGGAACAAGACGATACGAAATGTCCCCACTATGAAGGTGTTGGTGATATGATCTTAGAGATCAATGGTGGTGATTGTATTAAATACGATATCACCGAAGGAGATTCAATTTTGATTAAAGAGTGATTTTTGTTCAACAAAAGGTTTAACTCTATCTTCCGCAATTTTCATATAATTAGGACTTAATTCAATACCTAACCATCTACGATTTAATATCTCCGCAGCAACTAATGTGGTTCCAGATCCTGCAAATGGATCTAATACTACATCGTTTTTGTAGGATAATATCTTAATTGCCTTCGTTGGTATATCCATTGAGAAGGTCGCCTTGGTGAGTGATTTTGTATCTGCAAAATAATTCCACTGACCAAAAACAAGCTCCATAAATTCTTTCTTATCCGTCTCCTCATAAACTACTTTTTTCTTTGAACTACCATCCTCTTGTTCAACATCTGTTGGTACTCCAACCCATTGTGGTTCTCCTTTTATTTTTTTGATGTGCTGTTTTTTATAAGCCAAAATGACACATTCCTTAGGGATGTAGATGTAAGGGCTTGATGGACTCATCCAAGATCCCCATGCTGTTGTTTTACTCCTGTGTGGAGAATCTTCTTCAAGATCCACAATACCAAAAAATCCGTAACCAATTTCTTTCATAATTTGCCACATCTCAGAAACAAAAAATATTCGACCACCTTTCTTTTGTCTATTAATTTCATAAGGAATATTCAAAGCAATTCTTCCATCATCTTTTAATAATCTATATGATTCAGTTAACCAATTTTTTGCGAACTCAATATATTCGTCAAATTCCACATCATCTTCGTGAACGTCATAATCAATACCAACACCATAGGGTGGTGATGTTACAATTAAATCTACTGTTCCTTCGGGCAGTGTTTTCATTATTTCAACACAATCACCATTTAAAATTTTTCCTGTTTCAATCATTTTTTTTTGTTTTTTTTATAATAATAGTAAATAAATAATTAAAAGTCCAGTAGTAATAATTGAAATCCCTATCATAGCCATTCCAAATACTTTATTATTACGATCAACCTGCTCTTTAGATCTTCCTTGCCATTCATTTCTGTCCCATTTCATATCCATACATTTTTTTTAGATAATCAAATAAATTTAAAAAATTAGGAAATTGTCCGTGTTTTTGTCTATAATAATTTTCCATTTTTGATGAATTAAGACCATATTTTTTATCATGCCCCAATCTATCTTCAACGTGTTTTATTTTAACTTTTTTATTTAATATAACTCCAATTTGATTTATAATATCTAAATTAGTTACTCTGAATCGAGTTCCAATGTTAAAAACTTGGTTTATGACCTCATCGTCAAACATAAGATCACATATGACTTTAACGTTGTCATAAACATACATCCTTTTCCTCAAATTGATGTTCTCCAAAATTATTACAAGTTCTTGTAATTAAGTACGGTAAACCATATGTTCTATTTGCCGAAAATACTAACATATCAGAAGCCGCCTTAGTTGATGAATAATATGAACTTGGTTTAATATTATCATCCTCTGTTGCAGTATGATTTATCGCAAAATGATCATCCATATCACCATAAACCTCGTCAGTTGAGATATGAATAAATTTTTTCAAGTTCTTATTTTTTCTTGAAATCTCTAAAAGATTAAAGGTCCCCTCCACATTAGTTCTAACAAAAGGTAAACCATTTTTAATTGAGTTATCAACGTGAGATTCGGCAGCAAAATGAACTATATAATCAAAATCACCAAGATCATTATCGGTTACATCACAAATGTCTTTTTGTAGAAATGAAACATTGTGTTTGATATTTTCTTTTTTACCTGCATAAGTCAATTTATCTACACAAAGAACATCACAATCAAAGTTATCTAATAGGTGATTTATAAATGCGGAACCTATAAAACCCGCCCCTCCTGTTACTACTATTTTCATAATGAACTTGATATTAATTGTGCAATCTTATAACCTGTGTAAGCCCCAATAGCCGCAGATCCTGGAAGTACAATAAATTTACCTAACATAGTTTCATATTTTTTTCTATTCACAATGTACGAGATTAAAATGTAATATAAAATATAGTTAATTAAAACCATAAAATCCATTTCTTTAGATACAAAAACCACTACCGAATTACCCAACAATCCCCAAGCAAAATTAATAACAGTTTCTCTTATAAGTTCACCAGGACTTGTTATAGCATCTAAAACAACAATTTCTTTTTCTAAACCTTTTTTAGTTTTTTTATCCATTTTGTTTTTCTAACATTTCAATATGGTGTTCTAAATACCATAATGCTTTTTTTAAATCCTGTAACTCTTTGTCCGAATCTTTTTTACCCGCTCTTGAGATATACTTTACTGTATTTCCCAAACTAAATCCTAAATTCCAAGCGTCAATAACCTTGATGGCTTCATAAGGATTATTTACTCCACCATAATGTAGTGGATGATTAACTTGTTCTACTTTTATTGGGGGACACTTACAATCGCCAGTACCCCCACATAAACATACTTTTATATTATCCATTATTCTTCTTCTCTATATACGTTTAATAATTCGTCTCTTGATATAGTATTGTATTTACCACTTAATCCATCCATATCAACAAATTTAGTCATCATAATTTTTGTTTCATAAATCTGTTTTGTAACATCAAGAGATTTAACAATCTCACGAATAATTTTATATGGATCCGCATTTGATCCCGGTCTACGGTCTTCAATGTAGCCTTTCCATTCTTTTGCCGTATCTTGTGGTACACGAATTGATGCTCCACGATCTGACACACCCCAACTGAATTTGATGTCTTGATTCAAATGCATTAAATAAAGCCATAAAATATTTTTCATTTCCATCATTTCTCATAGTATCGGTTGAGAAATTAGTGTGAAGTCCAGATCCATTCCACTCACCGTGTGTTAATGGTTTAGGGTGTAATTCAATATGATAACCATATTTTTCTGCCATTTTGAATAAGAAATAACGAGTCATCCAAAGATCGTCACCACCTTTTAATTTTCCTTTTGAAAAAACTTGATATTCCCATTGTCCTAAAGCAACCTCAGCATTAGTACCGGTAATATCAATCCCATAATTTAGACACATATCTAAGTGTGATTCGACAAAATCACGACCAACAACATTATGTCCTACACCACAATAATATTCTCCCTGTCCTTTAAGGATGTTTCTTTTATGACCTAAAATGTTTCCGTTAATCTCTTACTTCACATAATACATATACAGTATCATTTACGAATGGGAACCCATGTGTTGTATACTGTCTAACAGGTTTTAAAAGACGATCTGAATTTCCTGTTTCCGCTTGAGAAGTGGATGATCCATCAAAATTCCATACCGGAATATTATTTAATTCCATAGGAACTTCACTTTCAACAATTTTAACTTTACTTCTAAGGTTTGGCTCCGGTCTATATCCATCAAGCCAAACATATTCTAATTTAATTTTCATTTGTTTTCGTTTATGTATTTTATTATTTCTTCTTTGGATTTTCCTTCATTAAATAACCGATAAACATCTCTTGAGAATTTATCAGTTAAAAATGCAGCATCGACATCAAGATATTTTTCTATATCATCTAAATGTCTTAAAATATGTTTTTTTGTGAAAATTCTCTTATTGAACCCCATTTGAATTAGATTTAAGGGTTTGGGAATTTTTTTGACCGATAATTTTAATATAAACTTTTCTGACTTCTTTACCTAAATCCATATCGTTTGGTAGGTCCTTAATTAATTTTTCAATCAATTTTTCGAAATTTTTATCCATATTAAGAATTTAATTGTTCTTTGTTTTTCTTGTAGTTTTCTAACATCTGTACTTGGTTAACATAACTAATCAATTTTCTTTTAAAAAGAGGTAAAAGTGTTTCATTAATTGGGAACTCACCTTCACAACTCATTTCAAATAGAGGTAGTTTTGATTTATTATCTATGTTCCATTGACTAAATGTATTTATAATTTTTGTGATTGTCAAATTATTTTTCTTATCAGAATAAATTAAATTAACTAAAGTTTTACTCTCAGGTGATTTTTTATTGACTGGTTTTACATCATATTCCCAAACATAATACATTTCATCCTTAGGATTAATGTAATAAAAATATCCTTTTTTTTCTAAAACCGAATCTTTATTTTTCTTTAGTTTCATTATGATACTATCAAATACTATTTCCCAAACAGATTTAGCAATATTAAAATATTCTAACATTCTTGGAGCACTATACGATAATATTTTAGTGAATTCACCCATCTCCTCATTGTCTAAAGTTGGGATTTCTTTAATCTTTAAATCTTTTACAAGTAACTCATCGTCTATAGTTGAAAATTTCTTATCCGTGTAGATAATTTTCTTATCCTTAATAAGAGTTTGAATATTCGCTAAATGTAGTGATAATTCAATGAAACTTGGATACAGTTCCATGTTGTCTAATTTTTCCCCCATTTTTTGGAAGTACGACAATAATTTGTATTCTTTGTGTTCTTGGTCAATAGGTTTTTCAAACATCCATTCGGTGTTCATTAAAAACTCTATTTTTTTCTTTCTTCCCATCACACATAAACATAATAATATTTTTCTATTCTGTAAAGATATTAATCAACTCTAAAGACAACGTAATTTGTATCGTTGATTCTAATTTCATCGTAAGTCCCATCATAATTTGCTAATATACCGTAATCTGAATCACGAATTAAATCTTCTTCTAATGATCTTTTATCCACAAAATTTTCATAATCCATACCATAATCGTCTAACCATCTAATCGGGTCGTCTTTAATTTCATCTAATCTTTCTTCTACCTCTCTTTCAACATCATCTTCATCAGGATCTCCTTCAGGATTATCTTTAATAGTTTCTATGTCATCTTCAATATCCACAAAACGATCCTCAATTTCACTTATTCTTTCCGCAATATTTTCAGACATTTCATCCCAATCTATATCTTTGTATACGGGATTTTTTAAAGTTGGTGTCCCATTTAGTAAAACAGTTTTACTTCCGTCTTGATTGGCAATTAAATTAATTTTGTTACCCGCACCATCTTTATATTCCCAATTATTCTCTCTATTAACAACAAATTCTAATGGTGGTATTATCCCATAATTAATTAAAAATAACTCACCCTGTAATTCAACTCTCTCAAATTTTAAATCATCTATTTGTTGTTCCTGATATCCAGATATATCTCTTCTTACATCATAATTACTCGGATCATCATAGATCCATTGTCTTATCATATCCTCAAAATATTCCGCAACATCATCCCCGTCAATGTGATAAGATAAAGTGTCTTTACTAAAATTACTTAAGTCATCTATCATATCTTTATAATAGTCCTGAAGAGATGTGTCGGCATCGTATTCCGTACCAACTGCATATACATGACCATCAGCATCGGGATGAATTGATCTAAATGTATCCATTTCATAATGACTACCAAGAGGAATTAAACCATATACATCATTATTTTTAGATTTAAGTTCATCAATATCATATTGTAATTCATCATAATCATTTGTTAACTCATCAACCAAATCCGGATCTTCTTCAACATCAATTCTATCTTCGAGTTCCTGTAGTTTTTGTTCTAAACTTTTTAACTCTTCAATTTCATTCTCTTCTAACTCATCAATATCACCCTCATTAACCATAAATCGGAATACCGCATGAGCTCTTTCACCAGTATTATCGGTATCATTTAAATTCCATTCATCATCAATTCTTCTTTGATCCGCATCATCTCTTTCTTTTTGTCTTTTACGTCTTTCAATTTCTTCAGCATATGGTGTATTATAGTATGCACCAAGAGAATTGTATTCAACACCATTTAAACTTTTTATTTGTGTTCCAGCAATCGTGAGCTGACCATTTATGGTAATTTCACCCAAACTTTTTATTGGTTTACCGTTTATATTTACAGGACCATTAACTCTAAGTTTTTTACCTTTAAACATAGGTAATTTAGGTATTGCCTGAGCTTGATAATTAACAGATCTTAATAACATATAATACTGATCAGGTGTGATATCATAATATTGATCATCACCTTCAGTTTCTTCAAATATTATAGTTTTAATTAAATTAACTAAATCACCACCTTTTATTTCTACTATTCTTGACATATAACAATAAATATTCAATTCTTTACAAATATAATAATCTTTAGATATTTATAGATAAATAAACCTAATAAAAACAAATTACCATGGGATGCGGATGTAAAAAAAATCAAGCACAAGCGGCACCTCAACCACAAGCACAACCTCAACCAGCACAACAAAATGCTACGGTTCAGGAATCTGTGAAAAAAATTGTTGAGAAATATTACAAGAATAAGTAATAGGTGTTATGCGAATTGTTGAGGTGGAGAATTATTTTTCCACCTTTTTTTATATTTATTAGTTAGATATGGACTTAAAACAAATAATACAAAATTTTAACGATGGTGATTGGGATGACATATCACCTATTTTTAATCGTAAAACTACCACATTTTTAAAATTTTTAAAAAGTAAAAATTTATTAGATAGAATTGATATAAATCAATTACCGGAAGATGATTTTCCTGAAATGGAGTTTTTAGATTCTTTAGGTATTTTAGATGGGTTAGAATATAAATCAGTACCAGATGAACAATCTAATAGATATCTTTTGTATATGTTAGAAAAAAACCCATCGGAAACTTTAAAATTTATTTGTGATAACCTATTAACAGATGTTGAGTTGAGAGGTGAGGATTATTATCTCAAATTAAAGGATAGAGAAGAATTATCCGAATTTTTTAAAGATTCTCGTCAATCAACATCACCTAAAGATGTTGCTAAATCAATTTTAGGTGAAGATTCTTGGGACCCATATTGGGACACAACTGATGATGTTTATCGTGATGTAATTGAAGTGTTAGATAAAGAAAACTTGAGTCACCTTTCACAATATATAATTGAACATATTGGTAATCAGATTTTATCAATAGATGATTACGACACTCAATTTTTTGATGAAATTTCAAATGAATTGGGAGAATTTACAATCACATCAGAAAATGTTGAAGGACTACTCAGAGATGAAGAATCAATGAAACTACTTTTAAAAAATGATCTTATTGATTTAAAATCCGAATTATACTCATTACACGATAGTTCATATAATTCAGCATATGAAAATGAAATATATTCTAGTGTTATGTCAGAATTAGAAAGATTATTTGTTGGTAATATAATTGAAGAACCATTAACAAGAAACGAAAAAACTTATTATAGACCATATATTAAAATCCGAGATTTTTATGGAAATGTTAAATTATTTTTATCCACGTTTGTAGGTTCAGGTTATAACGATGACAATCTTGATTATCACGGATCATACACCGAAATGATTAAACATTTAATGGGTGAAGATGAAATACAGTATTTAGATTTTAGAATACCAGATTATCCTGACTACCGTGAAGTTGAGAAAAATATAAATGATATGTTAACCTCTTACATTTAAGTAAAAATACCTTAACTATTTATATATTCATTTAAAATCCATATCAATTGTAAAAAAAGATATGAGATTAATTAATAAAAATTCAAAAAGAGGCATTGTTAATCTATTTGCCGATTTCATTTTATCTAAGATTGATAAAAATGAAAATTCAATTATACAAGTTTCAGATGTTGGTTCTTTTTATGTAATTAATGGAATTACAACGAGTGAAACATTTTTAGACATAAATTCAATAAGAGATGAATTTACCGAAAAATTCCAAGATATATTAACGTCATTGGAGATTAAATCACTTAACGTTATCGATATTATCAAATACAATCAAGAAATTGGAAATATTGAGAAGGGATGGATTAAAGTTAATAAAATTCCTTTTATTGAGGAACCTGAACCTTTAAGTGAGATTTCAATTAATTCTGAATTCCCATATGGTCATAGTTTAAACTGCGGTAGATTAATGGTTTATTACACCCACTATATGTTTAATCAAGTTTATAGTACAATAATGACCAATGAAGTTCATTTTTTCTTCACCAAAAAAATTGATTCTAATGAAGATTTTAAAATTAAAGTAGTAACAGATAAAGGACTACATAAAGATATTATCAAATCACTTATCTTAGACGTATTTAACTTCGATTTGGAAGAGTTTTCATCCAAAGTGGTAAGTTATGACTTAACTCAAGATATATTAGATCCTATGGGAGAAAAACCATATTTAATACAAGATAGATTGGAAGACGTAATTGTCTTCTAATCTATCTTTTAAAAAATTCTTTAATTATTTTAGCGCCTTGTTCAATATCTTCAAAATCTCGGTCAGGAGCAAACAATTTAGTCACAGGATTATCTTCAGGTGATTCAATTAACATAAATGCCGGAACAAATTCATTTTCTGTTACCTCAACAAATAAGTTATACTCTTCTTCATATTCGTGAATATCACGATCCACGTATTCAATACCCTCTTTGTCTAACATTTCTTTTAACATATGACAAAAAGGGCATTGTTTCATCGTAAAAAGAACCGCAACCTTATCCATTGATTAATTCGGTTAACATATCTTTTAATTGACCTTCGTTAAGTACCCCAACTTTTGTATCAATAACTTCACCAGAATTAATCACTTTAATCGTTGGTATACTTCTAATACCTAATGACGCTCCAACTTCTCTATTTAAATCTACATTCATTGTATACATCTTAACATCAGATGTATTTTCATTTGATATTCTTTCAAATATTGGTTTCATCATTCTACATGGTCCACACCATTCAGCCCAAAATTCAACAATTAATTTTTCACCATTGTTAATTTTTTCTTTTAATTCTACACTTGTAATTTCCATTTTTTTATTTTTTTATTTTATATGATCAATGACCACTGTTCAACTTTGATAAATTTTTTATAAAGAATTTAACTTCATCATATTGATCCACATCGTAATAAACTTTCACATTATAATTTAGTTCAGATAAATCAATCTTAGATAAATATAAGTAAAACCCGGATCTATGTTTAAAAATTCCTTCGGTATGTTTTATTTCCCCACCATATTCCTCACCTTTAAGATATTCTATCAAAAAGTTTTTATGTATTAAAACGTCTGGTGTTAAATTTAAAGGACTATTAATTTTTAAAACACCATATAATTTTTGATGTCTATCTTTAAGGATATCCAAAAAGTTATTTTCGTTTAAAAAATATTTATCTTCCATAATTTAAAAAAAGGGGTCCGTAGACCCCGTAGTAGTTATAACATTGATTCTGCGGTTTCCCAAAGTTTTGTGTTAACATAATTCAAACTTGATATGTTTTTCAAACTTCTCAAACTTGACTTGCGACCAGTTTTTGTTTTATACTCAATACCTCCTCGGACAAATTTTTCCTGAACCATGTTGAATGTAGACCAAAGGTCGTCACCAGAGTCCTCATGTCTTAAAGGTGTTAAAATTTCTTCGATGTTTAACTCCGCAGGAACAGAACCAATAGCCCATCTAAACTTAGAAGATTTCTCAACAAAATCAATCTTTTCGTCAATTGTTAATTTTCTTTCCATCATTCTACCAACAGAATGTTCAATCTTAGGTAATTTCTTACTAAAACTTTCAGTTAGTTCTTTTACCTCATCTAAGGTAAATGCCTTATGACGAATATTAAATCTTTCAGATACAGACGTAGGAACAACAAGACCATTACTACAAACTAGTCGGTAAAGACCAGCACCTAAAGAAAAACCTGAAGTACCATTGTGTGAGTTACGAACAATCGCCTCAACTAAAGTATCACCAACCGCAGGTAATTGTTTGTTACGAAACTTAACCTCGTGTAACGCATGAATACCTTTACCCGTTTGATGTGCTGAGGAAACATCCCAACCTTCTCTCAAAAAATATTCAATTACCTGATCCGTAGGTACGAATGAATATTTGTTAGTCAACTTACTTGAAGGTTCTGTTGCAAACACCGATGGTTCCACTTTTTTAATTAATTCTGGTGTGTAAATCATAAGTATAAAATTTAATTATACCACAAAGATAACACTTTTTTTATAAACCACAATAATTTTTTGATTTTTTTTAATTTAAAAATATATCACCGAATTTTGTTTTCATTATATGTTGTTCAATTTTTTCTATTGATGCCAACTTTTCAAATAATTCAGGTGCCTTTAACTCTAAAACAATATCTAATATTTGTTGTTTTGTTAAAATATAATCTTCCCCCTTTTCCACATTTTCCAATGATTTTTCTTTCATCTTTTGGTTGAACACACCGGGGTTATTTTCAAAAAAAGTTATCATTTGTCTTATGTATACTTCAACATCTATATTTTTCATATTTTATATTTTAGAATTTCCCTAATCCAGTACAGTGTTGTTTCATATCTTCAGGGAAATGAATAAACCAAAAATCCTCATCAGGTGTCATATATTCTTCTAATTTTTTAGGTATCTTGATATTAGGATTTGATCCCATAATTGAAAAGAATTCTAAACAAGTTAATTTAGAAATAGATTCAGGTAACTTATCTAACTCAGGGTTGTTTGTTAAATTTAAAAATGATAATTGTCTACAGTTTCCAATACTTTCAGGTATCGACTTAACCATATTATCAATTACCAAAGTTGTAAGTTCAGTAAATTTTCCAATACTTTCGGGTAGATCCATTGCGATGACATCATTTGATTTATTTTCCATATTAATGAATTCAACATTATCAGGAATTGAATCAAAATATTCCTCAAAACCAAATAGTGCAATGTATTTAGATGCATCATCTTTAGGATATTCCAATTGAACAAATGTTCCTGTATCCTTAGATGTTAACTCTTGAGCGTATTTTCTTTTAAGTTGTCTGAAATACGGTCTCATTTCTTTGGTTTTAATTGTCTCAATATCGCTTGAAGTTAACTGACTTAATGTTTTTGTAAGTAATTTTTCTTTTTTCTTTGAAACATAATAAGACATAGCCCCATCTTTAAGGACCTTAACCATTCCACCATTTAACTCAGTTCCTAAACCAATATATTTCTTTTGTAGTTCTTCAGGTAAATTAGCAAATATTTCAACACCGTTACTCATGTTAGTGAAATCGGGACCTCTTAATTCCATCCATAATTCAACTTCTTCAACACTACCTAACTCTTGTATCGGATCGTTAGTTCTTAGGTTATAAGATTTATATCTCTGCATTTTTTCTTGATCCTCATTACTAAATGGTTTTGGTTCAAGATATTCTTTTTTACCTTGTAATGCCGGAACCTTTCTAGTAATTTCGTCCCAATCAATTTCTGTAGCTCCGGCATATCTACCTGAATTGGTACCATCCGCCAATCTCATTCCTCCCCATCTATCAACAAGGACAACAACAGCATAATTAACATCTGATTCAGGTAAATTCTTACTAATAACATAATATAATGTTAAGTTTTGATTTAATCTATAATTGTAGTAGTAATTACTTGATCCTTCCCAAGATGTACACCATCTTCTATCGGGAGCGTGTTTTTTTCTAATATTAATACATTGTTGTTTTTCATCAGGAGCAAAAATTAATATGTTATCATCTTCATATGCAATATCAACGTCATCTAAATCAATATCAGGTAAACTATATTCATCTTCACCCATTGGTGTGTAACCATCAACCAAATGCTCAAACTCATCAAATGTCATAAACGCAGTTAATTTAGCATTTAATGGAATTGATTCGAAGTGTCTCACAAATCTTTTAACCCTAGGAAGAATAACTGTTAATGGATCATCATCAGGATTATCCTTCATAAATTTTTCTGTCATTCTTTTTGTTAATTCATTCTCACCATTGTCATCAAATCTACCAAAAAATCTATTAACTAAATCATTTAATTGAGATGGGTTTAAATCGGTAACATCTCTTTTGAATAACTTTTGATCGGGGAATAATGTTTTTAACTCAAAATATTTTTTAATATTTGTTTTAACTAATTGTAAGTCAACACCTTTGTGTTTAGTCACAAATTCTTGTGCAATACTCTCAAGATCTTTTTTGGTTTTTTGCTTTGTGGATTTATCCGCAACAAGTTGCTTTACTTTTTCATAACTATGTTTGAATATATCTTTATCTTCATTATCAAATGCCGCTTTAAATCTTTCAAAATCAGATATTGTTTTCTTGATTTCATCCTCAGTATCATCAGTTTCTTTAGTAAACTTATCCAATAATTTCTTTACTGTGGATTCAGGATACTCCAATAATATTTTTTTAATATTTACGTTTTCTTTAACGACTTTTGATAAAATTCCAACTAATTCCATATTGACTTTTTTTAATATAAATATCCAAGAAATAAAAAAAATTAGTAATTCATTATAAGTAACTCCTCACCCATATTTTGTTTCTCACCTTTCTTAGCAGCGGCAGCCTTAGCAAACTCTTTTCTTACCCAAGTATAACGATCTTCAGGGAACCATTCACGAAGTAAATCAAAGTCATAATAAGACAATGAAAACTTACCTTGGACTCCGTGTAGAACGTTTGCCAATCTCTCGTGATCATTACGGTCGAAATCGTGGTTGGAGTAATAGTTCTCTGTCTTCCAATATGGTGGATCCAAATAAATGTATGTTGATGGTGAGTCGTATTTATTAATTACATCTGCGAAATCCATATTCTCAACATCTGTGATCTTTAAGAAATGATCCACCCAATCAGGTTTCATCAACTTGTCTCTAAAGGTAAGATATTTTGACTTATATTTACCTTTCAAATCAATAAATTTTGATGTCTCAGGTTTTGATCCACTAAATACCTGAGTAAGAACGTAGACATACTTT